AAGAAGTGACCATATTAACCACACCAAACCTTTTTTGGTTGTGTATATTTACAAACATGAAAGAAGAAACTTTAATAATTTACGAGCGTTTAAGCGCTTGGCTTCAAGACAGCAACAAATATGCTGAAGCGGATAATGAACTAATAGAAATGGCAGCACACGTTAGAGCTGAACTTGACGTTCTGCAAAAATTTATTGATGAACACGGCACGACTTACGAGTGCATAACAAGGACTGGTGAAGTAATGCATAAACATAGACCACAACACCAACAACTAGTTGATGGACGTACTAGATATTTAACAATTTTGCGTGACTTAGGTTTAACGCCAGCTGCGAGAAATAAAGTTGCACAACTAGAAAGTGGAGATAATATTTTGGACGCTCTTTTGGAAAGTAAGTGAACCACGTAGCACACAAATATGCACAACAAGTTGTTGCGGGTAAAATCGTAGCGGGCAAGTATTGCGTTCTTGCTTGCAAGCGATATTTAGACGACCTTAAAACAGCTGAAAAAAATGGTTTAGAGTTTAGGCAAAAAACCGCTGAAGCGTACATTAACTTTTTTAAGAAATGCTTGGTCCACACTGTTGGACAATATGCTGGTAAACCTTTTGAGCCGTTAGCGTGGCAACAGTTTGTTTTATGGAATTTATACGGTTGGTATAATAAAAATGGATCAAGGCGTTTTAGATACGCATACATTAGCGTTGCACGTAAAAACGGGAAAACAACCCTTGTTGCTGGGTGCGCGTTAGCTTCCGCAATATTTGATGAAGAACAAGCTGGTCAAGTGTTTTTTGCTGCTACAAAACGCGACCAAGCGCGTATTGGTTTTGATGAAGCATTACGCATGGCACAACACAGCAAACCGTTAAAAGGATTTTGTGAACTTGGGAAGCATGATATTTATGTGCCAAAATATGACACAAGGGTAACATACCTTAGCAGCGACAGCAGAAGTTTAGACGGCTTGAACGCTAACTTTTGCGCAATAGATGAATATGCATTTCATAAGGACGACAGCGTAAGTAATGTTTTGCGTTCTTCTATGCAGTCACGGAAAAACCCCTTGCATTTTACAATTACAACAGCGGGGACGTATAAAGGCGCTTGCTATAAGCTACAAAAAACTGTTAAGCAAATTTTAGAAGGGGTAAAAAAAGATGATAGTCAATTTGGTTTGATTTATGAACTTGATGAAGGCGATGACTGGAAGGTCCAAAAGAATTGGAAAAAAGCTAACCCAAGCATGGGTGCAACAATAAATCTTGACGGCTTAAAGCGCCAATTTATACAAGCAAAAAATATTGGTGGTAGTTATCAAACAGAATTCAAAATAAAACATTTGAATACATGGGTTAATGCTTCTAAAACTTGGATAGCTTCGGAAGATTGGGCAAAGAATGAAGAACAGAAAGATTTAACTGGCGGTATATGTTACGCGGGTCTTGACCTTGCCAGCGTTTCAGATTTGACGGCTTTGGTTTTAGTTTTCCAAATAGAAGATGAATACCACGTGCGCGGGTTTTATTGGTTGCCAGAAGATACCTACAAAACACACCTACTTAGTGACCCTTCGCACCCTTACGGCAATTTTATTGAACAAGATAATTTTATGCTTACAGAAGGCAACGTTACAGACTACGCTGCGATAAGAAAAACATTAACTGGTATAACGTACACGCCAAACGGTTTAGTTTCTTCTGAAGATTGTTTATTAAATAAATACGATATTAAAAAGGTTGCATACGATAGGTATAACAGCACGCAAATTGCAATTGATTTAACAAACGATGGTGCACCGCTTGTGCCCTATGGACAAGGTTTTGTAAGCATGAGCGCGCCAACAAAACAACTAGAAGTGCTTGTGAGGACTGGTAAGCTAAAACACGACGGTGACAAGGTTCTCGCGTGGAGTTTGCAAAATGTAGAACTTAGAACCGACCCAGCTGGCAATATTAAACCCGACAAAGGTAAAACAGCGGGCAAAGGCGTTCGACAAAGTAAGATTGACCCTATTGTTAGTATGGTTATGGGTCTAGGTGAAAGCATGAAACAAGCGCCAGAAATAGACAATAATGACCTAATTGTTGTTAGTTTCTGAAAAAAATTTAGCTCTGTAACCCCAGTAAACACTGGTAAACATAAAATAAATGTAAAAAAGTTGTGTAAAATACTTGACAAATGGAAATAGTGCCGTATATTTGATATATCAAACAAACAAAAAAACACAAAAAATTATGGAATATCTAAGATTAAACACTGAAAATGAGCAAGTTATGACAAAAGTAGAAATGTTTCAAGAGCAGCTAAAACTAGCTAAAGCAATTGAAATTGTTGAAATTGCTTTTAGAGATAAAACAGTTAGGTTTACGTCTATAAGTGGTGATGATATTGACTTATTTGATTATGAAGATGACAAAGATTTTTCTGACAGATATAAAATTACTTTTGACGAAAGCGTGCCGAAAGAGTGGAAAAAAATAATGAGGGCTAGAAATTATGTAACAAAAATTGAGGACTTAAACGGCAACAACGTTTGGGAATTAAGGCAAGCAATTAGAAAAGAAGTGAGAGGATAAAACAAAAATAAAATCAAGGGGGGCGCAACGCCCCCCATTAAACAAACAAAAAACGCTCAAAATGGACTTATTAACAGACGCAAACCGCACAATTCAAAAGTTATATGATATAGCCGAATTCCTTAATGAAGATGGCGACTTAAATGACAATAGCTACGACAAAGTGTTAAACGCTTTAGAAAAGGTAGAAAAGGAATTAAATAAATAAAAACAAAAAACACTAGAAAAAATGTACTTTTGGAATTACGAATATAGACACGAACTAAGAACGCTAAAGCCACACCTACAAGAGGAAGTTAAAAAGTCTTGGCTACAACACGATTTAGAGTTAGATGGCGTAAGCGATTTACACTATGAATTAATTTGTTGTATCAATGGTGACTATACTATACAAGGCGAAGCCCCAGAAGAAAGATTAAAAAGGTTAGAAAAGTCTTACCACTAAAACACTAGAAAGCATGAACACAATAAGTTATTATCCAGAGGGCGTATTTTTGAAGAAAGGTGCTGACAATCCACCAGCAAAATATTTAGACTTTGAAAGCTTTGTAAACTTACACAACAGCAAAGAACTTAAAACACAACTAGATTATATTAAAACTTGTAAGTATGGATCATGGCAATATAAGAACGCTAAAAAAAAATTGCCCGTAGCTTTATTGAACAAATTTGAATACAATTTAACAGAAGGGTTTATAAAAGAAACGCCTTACAAACCTTTCGACGTTGATCTAAAAGATAACACTAAAGAAAATATTAAAGCGTTCAAAGAAAAAATTAAAAAAATTGCGTGCTTTGTTGCAGATAGTCCTAGCGGTGGTTTGAAGTTTTTTCTTAAAATAAATTTTAACACAAGCAACAAATATGAATACCGTTATAAGTATGATTTAATAATTGATTTTTTAGAAAAAAAATATAATATTGTTTTGGACAAAATGCAAGGCAATATAAAACAACCTTATTTTATAAGTTATCAACCTAAAGTTGAATATGCAGATAAAGCATTCAACTTCAAATTTATTTAAGCGCCTTTGGCGCTTTTTTTTTATCTTTATAGTTATGGCACAAATGAGCAATTTCGAAAAGGCAAAAGCATTAATTAAAGCTTCTGACCCAGAGCGGTTTTTAGCGTTTCAATTAGTCAATAACGAATTACATATTTTATACATGCATAATGGCAATGAAGAAGTGTTTATGCTGAATGAAGAAGAAGTAAACAAAATTGCAGAAAGCTTTGAATAATAAGTATATTTGCAACAATGTTTGAACGTATAAGAAATTTTTTTACTAGAGCAGCAACGGTTGCATATACTGGTGGCAATTGGGTTAGTTTACAAACAGCATATTTAAGAGGTGGTAAACATGTTGACGCAACTACAGCTTTAAGCGTTTCAACGGTTTATGCTTGTATATATAAAATAGCTTCAACACTTGGTACTTTAGAATTAACAACTTTAAGAAAAGAAGGCACGGGAAGTAAACCAGCAATTGAATTAGGTATTTATAATTTACTTAAACAACAACCAGATGAAGGTGTGACAGCTTCATTCTTTTTTGAACAGCTTGTTGCTAACATGCTTTTACACGGTAAAGGGTATGCGCTTATTATTAGAAATGTAAACACTGGCTTGCCCGAACGTTTAGAATTTATTCCTTCAAAAGCAGTTGAACAATTAGATTATGACGGGGTCCCAGTTTTTAAGGTTGAAGGATTAGAAGGCGTTGTTTTTAATGACGATATTTTATGTATTCCTTACTTACTAGGTGCTTCACCAATTGAACTTCATGCAGACACAATAAGGTTGGCGAAAGCAGCTGAAAGTTATGCTTCAGAATATTTTAACAATGGTTCAATTATGACTGGCGTTCTAAGTTCAGACCAGCCGTTAAAAAAAGAACAGCTTGACATTGTGCGCGACAGTTGGAACAGTTCGGCAGCTGGAAATTTAACACGTGTTTTGCCAGCGGGTTTTAAGTATGAACGTATTGCTTTAAGTCCAGATGAAGCACAAAATATTGAAAGCCGAAAATTAAGCGCAGAAGATATTGCAAGGATTTTTAATATACCGCCAAGTTTAATTGGGTTAGAAGGTCACATGACTTACAACAACACAGAACAAGCTGGTATATTTTTCGCAAAACATACAATACTGCCAATTGCAAGACGTATTGAACAAGAAATTGAAAACAAGCTTTTAACGCCAGAGCAGCGCGTTAATTATTTCGTACGTTTTAACATTGACGACTTAATGCGCGGTGACTTAAAAACGCGTGCAGAATATTACAACACTTTACTTCAAGCTGGTTGCCTTACGGCAAACGAAGTTAGGGCATTTGAAAATTTACCTACTGTTGAAGGTGGCGACGCTTTGCGTATTCCAGTAAACGTTATTAGCGCCAGTAAGTTTGAAGCTTATAGCGAAAAAATTAGTACAAATGGCTTACAATAATTATCCACAAACAGCTGTGAACGCAGCTAAAAGAGCCTTAAAGCACAAAAAAGAGTATAACTCTAAGTGTGGTACTTCTGTGGGTTGGCGCTCTGCTGGTATAATATCAAAAAAAGAACCTCTTACTTTAGACAGACTTAAAAGGGTTTTTAGTTTTTTATCGCGTGCAAAAGTTTATAATACTGGTAAATTTTTGAAAGACGGTAAAGAAATTTGTGGTAGTGTTATGTATGCTGCATGGGGTGGTACTACCATGTTAAATTGGGCAAGAAAGCAGCTAGAAAAAATTGAAAAAATGGAAGAAGAAAATAAAGCACGTGCACGCGTCGGAATGATTGACGGTGTGCCGATTTACGATAATAAAGATGAAGCAGAAGCCAAAGCAGAAGACTTAGGTTGTAGTGGTTCTCATTCTATGGAGTACGAAGGTAAAACTGTATATATGCCTTGTTCAAGTCACAATGCTGCAACTGAAGATGATAATGAAGGTTATAGGCAAGCCGAAGGCGTTGTTCACAAACGCACGCAACCAAGTGATTTTGAATTAAGAGAAGGTAAAACGGGAAGCACAATAGTTGGTTATGCTGCTGTATTTAATACTGTTACTCAAATAGGGCATTTTAGAGAACAAATAGCGCCAAACGCATTTGATAGGGTATTAACAGAAAATCCAGATACGGTTGCTTTATTAAATCATAATCGGGATTATGTTTTGGGTAGGACCTCAAGCGATACGCTAAAACTTAGTGTTGATGAACGCGGTTTGAAATATGAACTTAAACTAGGAAACCAAAGTTATGCTAAAGATTTAGCTGAAAGCATGAAGCGCGGTGACATATCGCAAAGTTCATTTGCGTTTACTATTGAACGCGACAGCTGGGACGAGGATCTAAGAACCGTTGAAGAAATAAAAGGATTGTATGACGTTAGCGTTGTAACTGTGCCCGCATATCCAGAAGCTAGTGCAACACTAAGAGCGGAAGAAAATTGTTCTTGCGCACCTAAAAAAGAAACTAAAAAAACTGTTGAAGTAGAAAAAAAATCCGCTTCAAAAGTACGTGCAACCCGCACAAAAAATAAAATCAAAAAAAATAAATTTCTCATGAAAAAGAGTGACCAATTAAAAAGTTTAAGAAGCAATAAGCTTACTGAACTTAATTCTCTTGTTGAGGTTGCAGAAACGGAAGCAAGAGAGTACACAGAAGCAGAAATTGTTCGTCAAGAGCAATTGAACGCTGATATCGCTGAATTAGACAAAAATATTGAGCGAGCAGAAACAACAGAAGCAAACGTTAAGCGTTTTGCTAATGTAAACGCAACACCAGCAAAAGGTGAAGCGGTAGAAAAAGAAAAAATGACTAAGCGTTACAACCTTCAAAAAGCTTTACAAGAAGCTTCTCAAGGGCGTTTGAATGGTCTTGAAGCAGAAATGCACCAAGAGGCATTGCGCGAAGCGTCACAGTTTGGTATTCAATTACGCGGTAACGTGTGCTTACCACAGTCATTTATTGAGCAGCGTAACGTTTACGGAAACGACGCTTCTGGAACACCAGATGACGCGGTGACTACAACGGGAACGCAAGCTGCTGAATTAGTAGGTGCTTTAAGACCTAGACCAGTAATTGAAAGCTTAGGTGCTACGCAATTAACTGGCTTTGTAGGTGACATAAAACTTCCTTCTATGCCAACAGATAAAGCAAGCTTACCAGCTGAAGCAGCTGCTGCAACAGCTTTTACTGGTTCATTCGGTTCGGTTACGTTAAGTCCACAGCGTTTTGCTGCTGA